CTGACGTGGCCGTTCCCCATCAAGACCGGCGGCTCGCCGCCCGTTCCGGTGGCCCTGCCCGGGGGCACCATCGTCACCCAGGAGCTGCAAGCCGGGCAGACGGTGGTCGACAAGGCCACCAGCCCGAACATCACCTCGGCGAACCCGAAGGAGCCGTGGCTGGTGGTCGAGGGCAACGACGACTTCTCCGGCCAGTTCGTCGGGAAGTGCGCCGCCGCCAAGCTGGGCACCGGCATCATCTTCGAGACCGACCAGTACGACACGGGCACCTACACGCCCGGCGTGCCGGTCACGATGAACGCTGGCAAGATCGCCTCGCTGGCCACCCCCGACGCCACGAAGCAGATCATCGGCTTCGTGCTCGAGGACCGCACGGCGACCAAGGGCACCGTAGTGGTGTCCGCCTAGCGGACGCGAGGGCGACCCAATTCGTGTTGTACGCTGAACCACAAGAAGGCGCCGGGGAACCGGTGCTAAGGCTTCGGAGGAAACCATGCCCGCTTACATGACCGAGACCAAAGAGGTCGCGGCCCAGCTCATCAATTCGAACTTCGTCCGGAAGCTCGAAGAGGGCCGGGTCAAGGAAGCACAGGATGAGGGGTCGGCCTTCATCCGCACGAAGGTCCGTCAGGAGTCCTTCGCCCGCGAGATCATCAACCCGATTCTCCTCGCGGACGACGAGATCGACCGTGACGAGAACACGGACCAGCCCAAGAAGATCGTCGAGAAGGAGCCCGATTCCGTGGCCACCTTCGTGACCTTCCAGGGCGCCGGCCCCCGCACCTGGTTCCGCGGCCCCCGCTACGCCGTGAAGTTCGGCAAGACGGAGAGCCAGCGGTTCACCAAGAACAAGTGGGAGCTGATGACGTACCAGAACGACATCCGCAAGATCCTCTCCGACAACTCGGTGAAGGACATGGCGGACCAGGAGGACAAGAAGTTCGTCGAGACGATCGACGCCCTGGTCGCGCTGAACGCGGCGGTCCAGCTGACCGCGGCCCCCGCCTTCAACAGCACCGCCTTCCGCACCTGCTTCCAGGCGATGCTCGCGCGGCGGCAGCCGGTCGGCAAGATCCTGATGACCAAGCAGCTCTACTACGAGTCCCTCGACCTGCCGGCGACCATGGTCGGCGACGACATCGCGTCGCGCCACTACGACCAGGGCATCGAAGCCGAGGAGAAGCTCTGGGGCATGCCGGTCGTCTCGACGATGAAGTCGGACATCCTCAACCCGAAGAAGTTCTACGTCTTCGCGCCGGAGAACTTCCTGGGGAACTTCTTCCTGCTGCAGGACGCCACGCTGTACATCAAGCAGGAAGCCGACGTCATCGAGTTCTGGTCGTACGCGGCCCCAGGCATCGGCATCGGCAACACGATCGCGTTCCAGGTCGGCGCGCTCCCCGGCGCGTAGACCGGCGCGAGCATCACGTACCCGACGCAGCCCTGCACCTCGGCATAGGGCTGTTGTCGTGTACCGGAGGCCGACATGGTCAAGTACCGCCTGACGTGGCAGGGCACTGGCGCCCTCGACCTGTCCCAGGTCGCGGATGAGACCGGCATGCCGGTGCTCTTCACCCGGCCCGGCGACAGCGTCATCATCACCGCGGGGACGTTCCAGCACCCCTTCGTCCAGAGCTATCTCGGTAGCGGACTGCGGGCGGAACGTCTTGGCGCCATCATCGAACCCGCGGCCACATCCCTGAAGACCACCGCGCCACTGTCTCCAGAACCGTCACCGCTGCCACCACCGCCGCCACCACTGCCATCCCCACCGGAACCACTGCCAGTCGCGCCCCCAGCTCCTCCGACTGAGGTCGCCGTACCGCCACTGGAACCGGAAACACCGACACTGGAATCCGAAGCACCGGCGCCAGAGTCTGAAGCCGCAACGTCATCCGCCGAAATCAGTGAGGAACCGACGAGAGGACGCGGTGGCCGCGTTCCACGTGGACGCGCCCGCTGAAACTTCGTCGCCAGTCTCCACCGAGGGCGCGTGCGGGCCATTGAGCTCCACGCGCCCTTTTCTTTACGCCGTAAAGCATGACCATCAACATGGGCACACAATGCAAGAAATCACGGACATCAACCTGGCCACCTTCATCAAGGTCGTGAAAGGCATCCCGCTCGCCGGGCATCGCTTCAACGGCCACCAGTTATGCCTCCAGTTCGAAATCGACGCGGAGAATCTGAAGCTGTACGAACGCGAGTACATGAACTCGACGTACGCCGACTACGACGCTACGAAACGGAACCTCGTCCGCCTGCTCAAGCGCGGGAAGTGATACGCTGTGACGGAGACGGACGATGCGGCTGCAGGCCTCCAAGTCAAACACAGCGTCCGCAGCAATCAGAGCCTTCTGCATGCTCACCGATCAGGTGGGTGATCTCGTCGCAGTACGAAGCACCTCCAACGGCGCGTACCGTGTCTGGCGTGCCGACCCGGCCCTCCGCAATCGGATGCCCGCCATCGGCATCATCATCAAGAAGTGGGGCACCACTGACTGCATCGTACAGCTCTCGGGTCCAGTGTTGGGCGTCTATACCGGGCTGGTGCCGCAGAGAACCTATACCGTCGGTGACGATGGTCGTCCTAGTTGGCCACTCCCCACACCAACGGCACCCGGAGAGAAACGCTACATCCAGCAAATCGGTACACCGTTGAGTCCTACGGTCTTCGATTTACTGCCGTGTTTGCAGATCGGTGTACGCATCTTCTGACCTGCTTCGAAAGTTGACGCGAATGTTCTATACTTGAGGAACAAAACACTACCATCCCACACAGCAGAGGAATCCACCATGGCAACGAAAAAGTTCACGAAGTGCAGCTTCAACGGCTGCCGCAAGAAGGCTCTCAAGGATGGTCTGTGCGCCAAGCACACCGCCCACGTGGAGCCGACCAACGTCTACCCCATCGACAACGTCATGCGGGTGACGGAGCTCGAAGCAGCCCGCTTCGCTGCCAGTGACGCGGAGATCCGGAACGCGCAGCAGGGCATGAAGATCCTGGAGCTGGAGATCACGGCGGCCGATCGCGCCCTGGCAGATGCAGTGGCCCGCACCAAGCTGGAGCAGGACCGCCGGCGGGCCAACCACGAGGCCCTGAAGCAACTCGTCGAGACCAAGAAGAAGGGCTACCTGGAGTTCGTCACCGAGCTGGCCCAGAAGTACCAGCTCGACCCAGTGAAGATGGCCATCGATCCAGACACCCGGGTTCTCCGGGATCTGCGTGAAGGGAACCAGAGCTAGTCCCCCTCACAGGGGGCAACTGCTCGCTAGAGAGGAGAGCGCACCATGGCGACCCGTCGACCCCTGTTCATGAACACCGCTTCCGGCGAAGGCTACCACGAGCAGATGCACGAGTCCGACGCCCTGGTCCTGGGCGGACTCGTGATGAATGCCGGTGGCACCGGCATCGACATGAACGACCAGAACATCGTCGATCTGGCCGAGCCGCTCAACCCCCAGGATGCCGCGACCAAGGCGTACGTCGATGCCGTGGCCAGCGGTCTCGACGTCCACGCCTCGTGCGTGACCAAGACCGCCAATGGTCTCGGCAGCGCGGCGGCCAGCGTCACCACGACCCTCGGCTCCGGCGCCATGGCGGGCCTGGGCGGAGTCGGCTTCACCCTCGCCGTCAACGGCGGCACGGCCACCCCGTTCCTGTTCACCGGTGCGCCTGACCCGACCAACATGGCGAACGTGTTGCTGCAGATCAACACCGCCTTCCCCGACGTGACGGCCACCGAGTCCCCGGCCAACAACGTCACCATCACCAGCAAGCGCACCGGCAAGACGGCCTCGATCGCCCTGTCGGCGGTCCACGCCACGGTCACCACCAACCTCGGCATCACGGCCACCGGCTCGCCCTGGGCGGGTGTCGGCTTCACCTTCACCCACGTCGGCCCCGAGGGCACCGGCTCGACCCTCGAAGCCCCGGCCAACGGCGCGGGCTACAACACCATCGGCGCCTTCGCCCTGACGGCCACCGGACAGCGTGTCCTGGTGAGCTTCCAGGGTGGCGCGGATGCCACCGCCGACCTGGAGAACGGCATCTACGAGGTCACCACGCTGGGCGCTGGCGGCGCCAAGCTGAAGCTGACCCGCGTGACCGACGCCGACACCGGCGCGGCCACCGAGCTGCACAACGGCACCTACGTCTTCGTCACCGGCACGGGCGGCACCTACGAGAACACCGGCTGGACGATGGTGACGCCGGACCCGATCACGGTGGACACCACCCCGATGAAGTGGAGCCAGTTCTCGGGCGCGGCCACCTACACCTTCGACCAGGGCCTCAAGAAGGTGGTCTCCTCGATCCAGGTGGACCTCAACACCGACGCCGACGCGCAGACG